CAAGGCGTTCACCTACCGCACTCCAATCATTCCGGTATCGCAGGAACTTCTGCAGGACTCCGCCTTCAATCTGGACACACTGCTCAGCGAACTCCTCGTTGAAAGTTTCGGAAGAGGCATCAATGAGCATCTCACAACTGGTAGCGGAAGCGGTCAGCCAAAGGGAATCGTCACTGCAGCGACAGCATCCGCAGCAGAAGCAGCTGCAACTGCAATTTCTCTTGACAATCTGCTTGACCTCATCAAGGGCGTGGACAGTTCGTATGCAAAGAACGGCAAGTTCATGTTCAACCGCAACACCCTCTTTGCCCTTGCTAAAATCAAGGATAATGAAGGACGCTACATTTGGCAGGACGGCACACGCACCGGAGCTCCATCTACACTCTTCGGAAAGAATTATGTCATAAACGATGACATGGCAGACATAGGAGCAGGAAACGCCTCTGTTCTGTTCGGAGACCTCAGCAAATACAAGATTCGCATGGTCAAGAACTTCCGAGTGATTAGACTCAACGAACTTCTTGCAGAGTATCTCTCTGTCGGACTCTTCGGCTTTGCGCGCGTGGACGGTACTCTCCTTGATGCCGGAACTCATCCTGTACAGAAACTTGTACACGCAAAATCATAAAGAACCACCTGTGTATTCATAGTCTTTCATTTTGTTATGTCAGAGTTACCTGTATCAGTAGAATTGGCAAAGCAGCATCTGCGCCTCGGAGATGACAGTTCATTCGACTCTCTTGTGGCGGAGTACCTGCAGATGGCGTTTGGTATAGCTTCGGACTTTACTAATCGGGATTTGGTGGTTGATTTCGATAACCAGAGCCTGCCACCAGCCATCAAAAGTGCCGTTCTGCTGATATTAGGGACTCTTTTTGACAACGAGAGCGACACCCTTATCGGACGGTCTGCCACTCAAATCCCATTGACAGCCGAGAAACTGCTGCAACCTTGGAGAATCCACCCTTATAGTTCATCTGACGACAATGTTTGACCATAGGATAGAAATCCTTGCATACAAAGAAATGCGAGATGAGTACAACGACAGGACTGACGAGTTGGTGCATATTGCCACATGCTGTGCCTGTAGGACAGAAGCAGGTGGACGCGAAAACCTGTATGCCGGACGAATTGTTCATGAGAATGAAATTGTCTATACCGTCCGCTGGAGAGCAGGGATAGAGGCTGGGATGGTGGTAAAGGACATTAACAGGACACACCGGATTATATCTGTTCATGAAGAAGGACGCAGATGGAGACTGCACATAAAGGTCACGAAAAGCGATGCTGACAATCAAGGTTAACGGTTATAAAGAAGCCAAGGCAATTCTTGATGAGTTGCCAAACAACATGCAGAAGAAGATGCTGTTAGCTGCCCTCCGCCTCAGTGCCAAGCCTGCACTTGATGCTGCCAAACAGAATGTTCCCGTCAGAAGCGGAGCCTTGAAGAAGCAGCTGAAGATTGTCAGATTCCGAGACAGAACTGCTCCGAAAAGCGAAGTGGATGTTGCTGTGAAATCTGTATTCTCGCGTTCCAAAAAGAAGAAGGCAATAAACGAACACTATGGAAAACTCATCCACGAAGGTACGAGAGACCCTCGCACTCCTCGTAAAAAAGGACGCAGCATGGTATTCATAGGCAAAGATGGAGAAAAGGTCTATGCCAGCAGTGTAAAAGGCATCAAGCCTACCCCATATCTTGAAAAAGCCTACGCTCAGACATCTGAACGCATAGTTGCAGAGTTCGGAGACAACCTCGGAAATGCAGTCGAAAAATTCGTGAACAAGAACTTCAAAAAGATTGAATAATGGACTTTAAGAGTACTCTTCTGACCCTTTTAACCGACTACATTCCGGAATTGAAGGAGAAAGTGCAGGCTGGTGCAGTGGATGCCAAAACACCTGCCCCATTTGCGACATTCTCCATTCCGGAGGAGAAGCCACTGCGGACTCTTTCCGGAATTGCCGGATACGAGACGACCTTCGAGATTGCCGTCTATGACCAGCGGTTTGCTGGCGCGGAATCCCTCAAACGAAAGGTCATCAAGGCATTAGACAACCGCATCATCAAGTCCGTAAGATGTCAGTACCGCTCATCACAGACCGACTACTTCGCAGACTATGACCTACACTGTATTACACTGACATTTAAAATTCTATAAACTGACGACAACATGGCTGAAGCTGAAAAACAAGTCATTCAAGGAGAAGATATCATCCTTGTCATTGACAACCAACCGACATTACACGCCACAACCCACTCTTTGAAGGTGGACTTGGAGCTGAAAGACCTCCGTACCAAGGATACTAACGGCAAGGAGAAATGCGCTGGAGACATATCATGGAGTGTTGACGGTGACGGACTCGTGGTCATCGACCCGAATCTTGCTGATTCCCACACTGCAGAAGATGTGCTGGCATTTGTTCTAGCCAAAAAGAAAGTTACTGCAGTATTGCGTTCTCCACTGAAAGGTCTGACAAAGACCTACAAAGGAGAGGCGTACATTACCTCATTCTCGCTGTCAACTCCAGCCGGAGACAATGCTACCTACTCTTATTCGCTCACCGGAAGCGGTGACCTCAAAGCAGAAGACCCCAACTAATAATACGAGAAACACATGAGAGAAATTACAATCAGAGGCAATGTCTGCCCGATTCATTTTGGTCTCAAAGCCATAAATGACTTTGCCAAGCGTACGGGCAAAGACTTCTCCACAACAATCACAACAACTGACGCAATCGCGACCTTTGAATCCCTCGCTGGCATCACTGCCCTTGGACTTAACGAGGGTGCAAGGCAGCAGGGACTGAAGGAAAGATATACGGAAGATGATGTGTGGGACTTCTTCGATGAGAATCCGCGCCTCGTCCTTGATGTCGCGGATATCTTCCGAGAGAGCATTGATGCCCTTACGCAGAAGTTGGGAGACATTGACCCAAACGGATAGGCTCCGATGCCGAAAGTTCCGCTGCCTCGGAGATAACTTACGAAAGGTGGTTTGCTATCGGAGTAGGACAGATGGGGATGTCACCCTCCGACTTTGAAACTCTTACTCCGGCTGAATTTATCTATGCATGGGCAGGATGGATGAAGCTGGAAAAAGATAGGATAATCCACAGTTGGGAAACGACAAGATGGCAGACATGGGTGCTTACCTCCATCCAGCTTGACCGTAAAGACCGCAAACCACTAGAAGATATGTTCCCTATGCCTTGGGACAAGAAATCCCCATCACCGAAAAGAGACCTCACCATTGAGGAAAGAAAAGAACGAGTAAATAAAATAATGCAATGCGTCAACTTACAGAACTCATAACTCTGTTTATCTGCTTCCTTGTAGTGGCTGGCTGCTCGCCCCTGCGACACATTCAGACCACCGAGCAAGTGGATTCCACAGCGATTGACAAATCCGTCATTATGGTCAAAGACACCATAACTCAGGTTGTCAATCAAGTAGTTACGCAGACCGTCATTGAATATTATCCGATATATGATACAGTCTATATCGAAGCATCAAAGGTGGCTGTGCCGATTCCAAGCGAGGTCACCTCCTCTATACCACAGCCAATAAAAAGCATCACACAAACCGAGATACGCACAGAGATGCAGTCCTCTGCTCAAAGAGATAGTATTACTTTAAAGGATACTGCCACTCACTTTGACAAAGAGGTTGAATCCGAAACAGAAGAGTCAGCCCCATCCTCTGTAAGGGTAATCCGGTATATTGTTCTGCTGCTCATGCTGCTATGCATCTTGATAATTGTCATAAAAATCAGAATACGATAATGAAAACACCCATATCCTATTATGGCGGAAAGCAGACTCTACTGAAACATATACTTCCGCTGATTCCACAACATAAACTTTATACAGAAGCCTTCTGCGGAGGGTGCGCTGTCCTTTTTGCCAAAGAGCCTACCGGATGCGAGGTAATAAACGACATCAACACTGAGCTGGTCAATTTCTATAAGGTCGCCAAAAACAACTATCCCGAACTCAAGAAACTGATTGATGCCTCCTTGCATTCTCGCGAAGAACATGCACATGCTAGGCATATCTATGAGCATCCTTCGTTCTTCAGTCCTATTGAGCGTGCGTGGGCTGTATGGATTTGCACCAAGCTGGGATTCGCTTCTATGATTGATGGGACATTCGGCTATGACCGCACCGGAACAACCACACAGAAACTACGCAATGCCAAGGAACAGTTTACGGAAGAGTTGTGTGGCAGGCTTGACCATGTTACCATTGAATGCGAAAACGGTACTCATGTGATTAAGCGATATGACTGTGAAGATGCCTTTCATTTCGTTGACCCACCGTATGTCGGAACTGACTGCGGACACTATAACGGCTCCTTCAACGATGAAGATTTCCAGCATCTTCTTGAGACCCTCTCCAAGGTCAAAGGCAAGTTCATGCTAACGATGTTCCCTCATCCTCTCATTGAGAAGTTCGTAGAGCAACATGGCTGGTATATCCACCGTATTGAACGCACAATCACAGCATCCAAGGTGTCAAGGCGCAGACAGGAAGAGTGGATTGTAACCAACTATCCAAAGCCGGAATAAAGCACATAAACTATTGAATATAAATGCGTTAATTCTCTCGAATTAACTTGCGTGTTCCAAATAGTGATGTTATGTTTGCAGTACAATAAACGGTTGAATACTAACAAATTAGAGCAAGGATTATGACACGCAAAGAGACACTTTTGAAAGAAGTTTATGCCATCCGCAATCTTATCGCAGAGGTGAAAGGCAAGGAGCAGGAAGACCTTGAGGCACTTGTTCACACTTGGAAGTTCAAGGAAGAGGCAAAACGCTGGAAAGAATACGAACTTAGGGCAAGAATTGAGCAGCTCGGAGAACTGCTGACAATAGCAAAGAAGAACAAGACTGTAAAGGATGCAACCGAAGACTACTACCTTACACCGGAGGGAGCAGCAGTAAAAGCTGAAACAGAAGCCAAGATGGAGCAGACCGAAACCCTCTTCCACGAGACAAAGGAACAGGTCATCAGCACTATCAATGCTGAACTTAACAGGTGCATCGGAGCAGGATGGAGAGTTTTCTCACTCTCGGACAGCAGTATGGAAATAGGAATCACTGACCCCGAAAAGCCAAATGAACTTATCTTCGGACAAAGAGCAGACCTCTACTACGAAAGAAGGATTTGCGGATACGACAGCTACAAGGAACGCTTCGAACTCAATGTAGGGACTTGCGGTGGTCACGACCTACTTCCGGAAGAACTCACAGGCTCCTTCGCAAACTTCTACATCGGCATCGGAAAATTCTACTCAAACATTGAGTTTCTCACTTGGCTCAAGAATACCCTCTTTGGGTACGCAGACCGCTGCAAAGAACTCCGAACTGAGTACAACAACTTAGAGGCTAAACTTGAAAACCCACTTAATATCTGAGACCATGATGTACGACCTTATGATTGAAAATTGGGAGGATGAGAAGTACGGTTACGAGCAGCAGCGAAACCAACTTCTGAATGCCGGACAATACGGAGAGCCTGTCAGAATCCTCAACACCAAGATAGAAATGTGCCGACAGTTCGTGCAGTTTCTCAAACGATGCGAAGAGCAGGAACTGGCACTCCTTAAAGAATCGGAGGAATAGACATGGACTTCGAACTTCAGAATCTTCGGGACACGCCCTACAACAGACAGGTCTGCGATGATGCAGCCGACACCTTTGGCAGCAGACACTTCAGTTGGGAGATACGCAACAATGCCATATGGGTCAAGGCAAAAAATCTGACCCTTGATGAATACAGGAACTTTCTAAAATATTTGAAATAGGACATGGGAACAAAAGCAAAGATAGGCGACACTATCAAGATTATCCACCTCAAGGGTGAGGACAACCGCTATGACGGGAAAACCGGAAAAGTGGAACTCATTGACGGCATCGGGCAGCTTCATGGCACATGGGGCGGTCTCGCTGTAATCCCAGAGGAAGACGAATTCATCGTCATCGGGAGAGCCGACTCATAGGCTCTCTTTCTCACTTCAACCTTGCTCCTCAAAGTCAATGATACCACAAGGGGTCGCCCAAAGCGACCCCTATCTTATTATAAATCTTCCATTGCTTGTTTCTTAACTCGCTCTGTATTTATCTTATCCCTATAACGCAGAATTACTCTACACTCATAATTATTATATTCCATAGACAGTTCTATATCACCTTTATCTGTCTGAAAAGCGGATGCCCATGTACATCTATCCATACGCAGTTCATGCATTTTTCCATTTGCATCCCTTGGTTGAGAACCAGAGAATTCTTCTACAACGACAGCTGGCTCACCATATTTTTCCGTAAGCATAGTCTTAAAGAAATCATAATCGCCCTCTAAGTCAGACCATGTCTCTCGAACATTAAACATTACTCCTATCATGCTAACCACATTAAGTGGCTTAAGCGTATAGACCCCCACCATACAGTTCTTATACCCAGCAAAATCGCCTTGCAATACAGCCACACCATCTTGCGTTCCGAGATGGGTAAAACCAGCAGTTTTCATTTTGGTCACAAACTCAGTTAATGTTCCATCAATTGGAACACCCTTAAAGGTAAGATGCTCTGATTGCGCCCATGCCATTAATGAGCAACAAGCAATTACAAATGTCAAAAATATCCGTTTCATAGTCGCTGAATTATATATTATTTCATGTTCTTAACACGCGGTCTGAAGAAGTTGTGGAATTTCACCGTCATATGATAGAGCCATTCAAACTGTCTGCTCCAATCACTCCTATCATGATAGTCACCCGCAGTCTCGACTGAAATGTAGCAAGACTTCTTATCATCTAGTCGAGACCATTCTATATCCATCGAAATATCTGTTCTAGACACCTCAAATGAGGTTTCATATAACTTATCAAAGTTTGCCTTGGCATTGTTTGAGTCTAAGATAAAGTCCACAGCAACCATTGTTCTCTTGCGTCCTACAACAGCCGAGAGGTGAGCTGCAGAAGTACCTATTGCCACATTCGTCCAATGCTGAGGAGAAGGTGACTGAGGCTTATAAGGAGTATTGGATTGTTTCAATACATATTCACGATATGCAGTCCAGTATTCGAGTTTGAGTTTGTCTGTCTCGCTCAAATCCTCATTAACCTGCTTCTTGACACTCTTAGACCAGCCGTTTGGCTTTGCTACGACCTTGAAATTAGGAGCCACCGGACTATCTCCAATCTTGAAAAGCTGCACTTCAATAGCAAAGAAATTATAACTCTCATCCGTGATAGCATTGAGCCAGTCTACTGCTGCGCGATGCTCCTCGCGAATCTGAGAAGCAATCCAAATAAATGTGGAAGCTTGAAGTCCGGCACAATAAGTAATAACCTGTCCCAAATGAGAATGGTCTGTCTGCTCCAGCTGATTTTCAATTACTACATTCCTATTAGTCACGATATCCTTGCAGAGAATATCTGCACTGAAGGAGCCGACCTTCTCTTCTTTAGCGATTACCTCCAGCTCCATTCCAATGGCTTCTCCAAGGAGTTCGATGTTTTCAACTTCGGCAAGCCAAGGTGTAAAATCCTTCGCTTCATCCTTCCACTGATTTCTCAGTTCTACCTTCTCAAGTCGTGCAAGTTTCATAGGCTTTCAATCAATTGTCTCTCAAAGATAAGCATTTGCCCACTGCCAACAATGGATTTGATGAAAAATAATTTTAACCGGAATAACCTTTCCGTTAAGTTCTATCCTCATGGTCTACCTTTACCGCCAGAGATAATGGTAGAAGATGGCATACTTTGGACTGAAATATTATGCAGAGATGCGCTCAAAATATAAGGGCGTGATATGGCGAGTGGAAATAGCGGAGCGTGGCTTCATCGGTATAGCTGAGCAGATGGACTTTTCCGGAAGCAATCCGTTGAAAATCACATGGGAGAATCGTGGAGATGATTTCTTTGTTCCGGTAAAAGCCAGCGAAGCAAGCATCACAGTCATGTGCCACAAAAACTTTCATTATATCAACCTGTTCACTTCCGACCCTAGAAAATATCGCGTGACAATATTTCGTAATGGAGGCTTCTATTGGCGTGGATTCATTACCGCAGACCTTTACTCTGAGTCTTTCTCTGCGCCTCCCTATGAGGTTACAATCAGAGCAGTTGACGGATTCAACATCCTATCCTCAATTGACTTTTACGATGAATCTACTGCCTCCAAGACCGGTCTTCGCTCCCTTTATTCTTTACTTACGCCATGTATAGATGTGCTGGAGTTGGATATGAGCTTATGTGATTGGCTAGACTTATATGCAGAAGGCATGAGTGAATCAAGTTCCCCTCTCCGGCAGACATATCTCGATATGGAAATGTTATACTCGGTCTATGAGAATCCTACTTTTAGAGATGTGCTGGAACTGTGCCTACGACCATTCGCTGCGCAGATATTTCAGTCTGCTGGAGTGCTGAATATCAGGAGACTCCATTCCCTATATAGCGACAATCGTCCTGCAGCATTTTTTGCTCCGAACGAGAGCATTCCATCTGCTATCAGAACGACACATCAGTATATAAGGGTCATAACAGACGGAAAATGCCGAATCGCCAACCTGTTCAGAAAGCGCGATGTGCAGGATAATGCATGGGATGGTGCGATGTACATCATGGGAGACAATTCCACTTTGGAAATCACCCCTCCCATCCGTAGTGTAAATGTCGCTGTGAAAAACAAAGAGATTGACGACCTAACAGACAAGCTAGGATTCTTTGACATCGACAATTGGTCTGATGCCAATAATGCTCTCTCCTTTGGCGATAATAGAAGCCTGACAATCGGAGGAGACAACGACTACAAGGACACCATCATGCAGACTGCCGGATTTGATGTCAAGCAATGTAACTTCACCATCACATGGGAGTTTACCTTGAGAGCATTATACTCAGAACGCAGGTCTTCGACAGGAGGATACTATACTCCTCGTAGCACAGAGCCTCATACCTGCACTCTTAACTACGGCATAAAGGTGGTCGGCACAGATGCCACCTACTACCTTACTGCAGATGGCGCATGGGACACCTCGGAGGTCGATGTGTGTTCCTCTGTGGATACCGGTACAGATGAGAATATAAAAATAGAGATTGACGGCATCCCTATCAATGGGAAACTGATATTCTACATCCGGCAGACTCTTGGCGGAGACTGGTACACATATAGCGGAGGACGACAGAGCGGACAGACAGTAGGGTCGCAAGAAGGCATGATGTTCTTCAATATGAGAATGAGCATAAATGCAGATGAGTTTTATGACAATGGCTTAAGCATCAACACTATTGTCAATCCTGCCAACAACATAGACATGAGCATATCGCTCCCTGTCAGTGACATTCCGGCTATCCCTAACGACACTCTGATATTCACTCTGTATTTCCTCCACGCAGACAAGAATCCGACCCGTCTATGGCATACCAAGGGCAAGGAAGACTACATGAATCTTGTAGAACACATGACCCTCGGAGCATTGAAGTTCCGGCAGACTCCTTCCCA